CGCGAAGTGTGATCGAAGGATCACTAATGACAGTACCGGGTACAAGAGGAGCACAGCGTTTGCCGTACTCCGGGTAATCTGACCACATGTCAGAGCATTCTGTACCAGGTAGTGACGATGTCATCGCTGGATGTAGATCACGAATGATATCAGATAATATTATATCAATATCATGGTATCTATACATCCTCTGCTGGAGACTAGCCAATGCTATGATCCCCTCAGGCGATGAATCGATCGGGCGGCGTGGCCAGTATGTAGATGATATATCTACACCATCATAATACTCACCGCCACAGGCTTCTCTGTATGGGCCGGTTAACCAAGTTTTCCTTGAGTTAACCGTAAAACCCAGCATACTGAGAAATTCGACTACTATCGGAGCAAGGTTAGTAGAGACAACTATATCGTCACCAAAGACGCGTATAAAAGTCTCCTGCTTCCCATCATACAACGTGAGATAATCTCTCGCTGCAAGACAAACTGAGAGGAATAATGTACTCTCAAGGTCGAAGCAAATCGGGTCCCCGCTAGTAGCAAACATACCTTTCCTTAGTGTTCGATTGCCAATCGACATCCAGTTATAATTATATACTGTGTGGAACTTCCATATAAAATCAGGAAGCACTTGCGCAGCCAAGAACTCTGAATATGAGTCTGACGCGCTCGACAGGTCAATCGTCGCATACTGCCCCGTCATTGAGCCGATTTGTGCAAATGACTGGGATGTTCGCTGATCGTCCCACTGGTACATCAAGGTACCGTTCGGATTCACTGGCATGGTACGCGTAAGGCTATACCGAATAGCTTTTCGCATGCGATGCTTTTCAGCAAGGAAGAAAGGTAACTCAGGGGCAATAAGTCTTTTAGTTTTGTATGACTTATCAACCCCCTTGACAACGATACACTCATTGTCAATATTGCGGTTCCGCCCGTCTGTCGAAACGAGCGGGTACATGGGGTCCGCCCACCATTTCTGGTACTGGGCATAGGACGTTAACTTATCGTGTAATGTCCGACCATCCATGGAAGAACCGGCAGAGAACTGAGGTAAAGATTTTTTATATCCAGCCTCAGTATACCGTAGCAATCGACGCGTATGCATTTGCACGCTCGACAGCAACCACAAAGGATACCCTTGTGATCCGGTGATACGGCAGCAGCGGTTAACACTTATAAATTTATCAACCGCATTCTTCTCTGCAACATCATTGCCTACAGGAGAGAATCTGACAAGGAATCGTAGATATTGTAATATATCTGCTATTCCATAATCAGTAATTGCAGGAATGAAGTTAGTGTTTGGCAGCTGGTCACCGCGGATAATAGCATCAGCGTATTCATCTGCGAGAGCAATAGAGCCTAATAGCCCTTCTGATCTAATAACGCTCTGCAATACAGTGCGTAATCGGGGGGAATATGACGCTGCTAATGCTGACCAACATGCAATGGCAATACGATACTGCAAGAGATTACGTTTGTAATACTTGTTAGCATCCTTAGAACATGAACTATCAATAGATAGTGCAATGTGTGCAAGGTCAAAACTATTTTTGTAGTCTGACTGCATCCATAGGTCTTTGCCTATTTTGGAATTTTCCATAATAACTCTCTCCTTTCAATCATTCAAGTGCGAATGGCTTCACTGACCCACGTGACAACCTGTCGAGGGTTGGCTGGCTAGATGCAATTGCATGGCTAGCATTGAAGTCGATGAAAGCACCAGACAAACGCATAATCGCTGAAAGCAAATCAGCTCCAGTGACAAGCGCAGGGTTACCGTTTGTGGTACGAAGTACAAGATAAACGGCAACAGGGTCATCATTGACCTTACCTGACACACTATCAGTAGTCCTACAGATGTATTCATCTTTTATAACGAACTGATAGCCGCGTTTGGTTGTTGGATCATTAATAAGATACTTATTTAATGATGTGGACACTTCGTTCAGATCATTATATCGGTATGTAATAAACTCTTTGAGAGTTTTATCACTACCAGTTGTAATATTCTGAACGACACAAGTGTCATCTGAACTTTTCAAAACAGAAAAGTTCGTGTCAATTCTGAGTTC